ACCTTATCCGTCCTTCAAGAAAAAGAAGCCTGCATCAAAAGAAGTTGCCAAGGACACGAAGCCAGCTGAAAAAGATGATCGTTTAAAAAACGCTTGATTAAAATGCTTACCAAATAGCCCCTTCGGGGGCTATTTTTTTCTGTAAATAAAGATATGGGATCCAAAACATTAGACGGCACACTAGTTAAACGTGCTTATGCAACACAACGATTTACAGAAAAAGATATTGAAGATCTTTTAAAATGTCAAGATCCTATCAACGGCCCTCATTATTTTCTAGATAACTTTTTCTATATACAACACCCAACAAAAGGTAAACTAAGATACGAAGCATTTGAATATCAACGTAGATTAATTGATAGCTATCATCAAAATCGTTTTAATGTAAATTTACTTCCACGTCAAACAGGTAAAACTACAACTGCCGCAGGATATCTATTATGGTATGCTATGTTTGTTCCTGATAGTACTATTCTAATTGCCGCACACAAATATACTGGCGCTCAAGAGATTATGGCACGTATACGGTATGCCTACGAATTGTGTAAAAACCATATACGCTGTGGAGTTAAAAGTTACAATAAACAAAGTATTGATTTTGATAACGGTTCACGTATAATTGCACAAACAACTACTGAAACAACCGGTCGTGGTCTATCTTTATCATTACTATACGCTGACGAGTTTGCCTTCGTTGCACCTAACATCGCTAGCGAATTCTGGACTTCAATATCACCCACACTGGCCACTGGTGGTAAAGCTATTATTACATCAACCCCCAATAGTGATGAAGATCAATTTGCACAAATATGGAAAGAAGCCAATAAACGGTTAGACGAATTTGGTAACGAAACAGCAGTTGGAAGGAACGGGTTTTTTCCTTTTAGAGCATATTGGAAGGAACATCCTGAACGTGATGACGAATGGGCTAATACTGAACGAAGTCGAATTGGGGACGAACGTTTTCGTCGTGAACACGATTGCGAATTCTTAGTTTTTGATGAAACATTAATTGATAGTATCTGTTTAGCTGGATTAGAAGGGACAGAACCTTTAATTAAAATGGGTCAAGTTCGATGGTATAAAAAAATTGACCCTAGCGCAACTTATATTGTTGCACACGACCCTAGTATGGGTACCGGCGGTGATTATGCCGCAATTGAAGTATTTGAAGTACCAAGTTTAATACAAATAGGTGAATGGCAACACAATACTACTCCTATACAATCACAGGTTAAAATTCTCCGTGAAATTTGCAAATATATAGAAACTGAATCTCTATTACAAGGCACAACTCCTAGTATATATTATAGCGTAGAAAATAATACATTAGGCGAAGCGGCATTAGTTGCTATTAATGAAATGGGTGAAGAAAGTATACCTGGAATGTTTTTAAGTGAACCGCTTAAAAAAGGTCATGTACGAAGATTTCGTAGAGGATTTAACACTACACATCAAACTAAATTAAATGCCTGTGCTAAACTTAAACAATTAATTGAGCAAAAAAGGCTAACAATTAACAGTAGAAGCCTTATTAGCGAACTAAAATCTTACGTTGCTACGGGTATAACTTTTAAAGCAAAATTAAACGAGCACGATGATTTAGTAGCAGGAGCACTATTAGCCATACGTATGATAATGATGCTTGGAGACTGGGATCCCGTAGTTTATAGCAAAATGATTGAAGATCAAGCAATGGAAGACTATCAATTACCGATGCCCATCTACATAAGCAATTACACATAAATAACGATATGAAAACAATTGAGATTATCAGCCAGGACGTTTTTGACAAAATTCGAAGCAGATTTAGTAACCTGCAAATGGGCGACGAAGATGGTGGGGTAACCACTGATCCTAGACAAGCTAGATTCTTTGATTTTGACTTTGTAATTGCAGAACATAACTTAGGTAGAGTTAGTATCAGCATTAACGAATTAGGAACACTTAAAGTATTTTACGGAAAAACAATCCTAGAAGACACTAACCCGGATGCTCAACATCTGTGGTACGATTTTTTAAGAGAAATGAGAAATTTTGCCAAGCGCAGACTACTAAGATTTGATACAAGAGATATCACTAAGAGTAATCTTAACAAAGACGATTTTCAATATCTTGCTGCCAACAGCACTAAGGAAGAAGACATGAACATGAACGAATCTATTAAATTTGCAGGTAGTACAAAAACTAGCTATCGTGTATTAGAAAGAACTAAATTAATTGCTAAACATCATCAAGCTATTCATGATGAAAGTTTTGGTGCCCGCAGTAGACCAAATAATATTAAAGCACTTTATATCGAAAATCAAGAAGGTGAAAGATTTAAATATCCATTCATCCATGTTGCAGGTGCTAAAGCTATGCAACGCCACGTGGCCAACGGTGGACGACCATATGATGATAAAGGTAATGCTATAATTGCAATGAGCGAACAAATTGCTCAATTAGGTGCATTTAAGAAACATGTGGCCAATCATGACGGAATGAATCAATCAGTTAATGAGATTGTAGGTAGAGCGAATCACAAATTAGATGCACTAAAACATCAAGTTGAAAATTTAAGTAAGCAACCTCATTATGAAAGTTGGTGCGAATCGTTTGTTCCTAATCAAGAATCTACAGAAAATATGGATCAAGCTACATTAGAAGATTATAGAAATAAATTTACGGTCAGTAGTTTTAAAGAAGACCTAGCACAATACTTCCCATTAATACATCAAATTATGCAAGAAGCAGGTATTATTGATTTAGAAGATTATGTTAGCGAAGGTGATGATAATGAAGAATGTTGTTGTGATGAGTTAGGACAAAAAGAATGTCCTGTACATTGTGATGATGAACCAAAAAATGAAGATGCATTTAGCCGATTTGAAAATTGGGCTGATAGAGTTGTTGAAGGATACTTAGAACCTGACACCATTTATTCTCTTAAAGAATTATTAGACAATGGTCTAACATTAGGAGTTGATGGTACTAGTGCAATTGAAGCATTAGAAGGTATTGGAATTCATGATGAAAATTTAGAAAGCGCATTATCAGAATTATCTAAAGTTAACCCCGAAGCAGATCCTAAAGAAACTATTTTAGCATGGTTAGCTAAAGATGATCCAGAAGCCGCACAAGAATTAGGACATCAAGCACCTGCACCCGCAGAGACTCCACCCGAACCAGAACAAGGTGTGGGAGAAGGGTCTGCTGACGAACCAGTACATCCAGATGATGATTCCGATTATGATCGAGTTGATGATTTAGATGAAGCACCAGAAGATCGTACTAGTTATAAAGTAGCTCGTTATTTGTTTGATAAAGGGCTAAGGTATCAACCTGAGAACGAAAAAGATATTATTAAAATGATCGGTGGCGCAATGATGAAAATGGGTATGGATCATAAACAAGTCCGCTATTTAATGAGCTACAACGAAGACTTTTTATCAGATACACTTAGCGAACTGCGTCACATGGAACAGGCTATTGATGAAGTTGGTATGGCAGAAGGTATAGCTGACGCAGTTAAAAAGACTGTTAAGAAAGTTGCAGGCGGCATTAACAAAGTAATTGGCCACGGCAGTGACGAAGAAATGCGCAAAGATCTACAACGTAAAGTTGGTGTTCCACAAACAGGAAAAAAACCTGAATCTAATAAAGAAGATCAAGTTATAAACAAAGAAAAAGATAGTCCTGCTAATACAAATATTAGAGAAATTGCCGAAATGGTTAAAAGTTTCTATGATAGAGAAACGGGTAAATTCCCAAAAGGTGAAACTGGTGTTATTATCCATATTAAAAAAGAACTTGGAGATGAGGCTGGTGCTTTAGCAGAAAAGTTTGTACAAAAACTTTCTTCTAGGTTTGAAGATCCAAATACACCTGGAGGGGCAACACATAGTCCATTTAGTAATGTACAAAATCCCCATATGCCCATGGGTCCAGAATATCAAGAAAATAAAGCATTTGAAGATATTTTACGTTTAGCTGGTTTGGCAAAATAATCTTAAATTAGTAGCCTTTTAGGTTGCAATGATAAATATAACTGTGTATAGTTAACTCTATGCACAGTTTTTCTTTTAGTCAGTTGGCTTTAAGAAAGCGGCATATTAAATTAACATTAAGGAAAAATTATTATGGCAACTTTATCAGAAATCAGAGCAAAACTTCAAGCATCATCTCAACAAAACACCAGTAGCTCAAGTGGTGGAGACAACGCAATTTACCCCCATTGGAATATCGCAGAAGGAACAAACGCAACAGTTCGTTTCTTGCCTGACGCTGATCCAAATAACACCTTCTTCTGGATTGAACGTGCAATGATCAAATTGCCATTTGCAGGAGTCAAGGGCGAAACAAATTCTAAACCTACACAGGTACAAGTTCCTTGTATGGAAATGTGGGGGGAGACTTGTCCAATTCTTACTGAGGTACGTCCTTGGTTTAAGGACAAGAGTTTAGAAGAGATGGGTCGTAAATATTGGAAAAAGAAATCTTATCTGTTTCAAGGATTTGTTGTTGAAAGCAAATACCAAGAAGAAGGTAAAACTCCTGAGAATCCAATCCGTAGATTTATTATCGGTGCTCAGATTTTTAACATTGTTAAAAACGCATTGATGGATAGTGAGATTGAAGAATTACCAACAGACTATGTACGTGGTTTAGATTTCAAAATCACAAAAACTAGCAAAGGCGGCTATGCTGATTACTCTACTAGTAATTGGGCTCGTCGTGAACGTGCGTTAAGTGAAGACGAATTGTCTGCTATTAAACAATATAATTTGTTTGATCTTAAGAGCTTCCTACCTAAGAAGCCCGGCGAAGTTGAACTCAAGGTCATGAAAGAAATGTTTGAAGCATCAGTTGACGGTGAAGCATTTGATATGGATCGTTGGGGTCAATATTTCAAACCATACGGTTATAGCGCACCTGCAGGTTCAACTGCTAGTCCTACTATCAGTGCTAAACCAGCCCCTGCCGGAGTTGACGAAGATGAAGTTCCGTTTGATCCAACACCTGCTAAAAGTGTTGAAAAAACAGGAGATACTGACAGCGCAAGCTCACGTGCTCAAGACATCTTGTCAATGATTCGTAGCCGTAACAAACAATAATAGGAGATAGATTATGGGAAAAGCCTTCGACATTTCGAAGTTCCGTAAATCTATCACTAAGTCTATTGATGGATTAGGAATCGGGTTTAACGACCCAACCGATTGGATTTCAACCGGTAACTACGCCCTGAACTATCTTATATCAGGGGACTTCTTTAAGGGAGTTCCCCTTGGTAAGGTTACAGTTTTTGCGGGCGAATCAGGTGCAGGTAAATCATATATTTGCTCTGGCAATATTATACGTCACGCACAAGAACAAGGTGTATATGTGGTCTTAATTGACTCAGAAAATGCCCTAGATAAAGCATGGCTAGAAGCATTAGGTGTTGATATTTCAGAAGATAAACTCCTAAAACTTAATATGGCAATGATTGACAATGTGGCTAAAACTATTAATGAGTTCATGACAGAATATAAATCCATGGATGTCAACGACCGTCCAAAAGTATTGTTTGTTATCGACTCATTAGGTATGTTGCTTACTCCAACTGATGTAAATCAATTTGAAGCAGGCGATTTAAAAGGTGATATGGGCCGTAAACCCAAAGCACTTACCGCTTTGGTTCGTAATTGTGTAAACATGTTTGGTAACTACAATGTTGGGTTAGTCTGTACTAACCATACATACGCAAGTCAGGACATGTTTGATCCAGATGACAAAATTTCAGGTGGACAAGGCTTTGTTTATGCAAGTTCTATCGTGGTTGCCATGAAAAAACTGAAATTAAAAGAAGATGAGGACGGTAACAAGGTTGCAGATGTGTTAGGTATTCGTTCAGCCTGTAAAATTATGAAAACACGATATGCTAAACCATTTGAAAGTGTACAGGTTAAGATTCCTTACTCAACGGGTATGAGTCCTACAAGCGGTTTGGTTGATATGTTTGAGAAAATGGGTGTATTATCCAAGGTTGGGAATAAATTAGCATATACTAGTAAAGAAACTGGTGAGATTGTTGCAGAATTCCGCAAAAATTGGACCGAAGATAAACTTCATGTTATTATGAAAGAATGGGATAGTACTAAAGCGGCAACTACAACTACAATTCAATCTGAAGAAGAGGAAGAATAATGGAAGAAGCACTTATTATTGAAATATGGGATACATTTCGTGAATATATCCCTGATAAAAATAAAGAAATGGCAGCAAATCAATATCTTGATTGGCTCTTAGGTAAAGATATTGATTCTAGTGTCATTGAAGGTCTGTCAGGTTACGACCCTCATCTGGACGAAGCAATTAAAAATGTTGTCGCTGATGAAGAAAACGAAACCGAAGACGATAATGAATACTACGAGGATGACGAGGACTATTAATGGCTCAATGGTATGCCAAAGTTAGTAAAGATATATCCCATCTTCCGAGTTGTATTGATTATTTTTATCAAGAATTAGACCAGGCCAGAAAAGAAGTCAAAATTTACGGTCACGTAGAAAAGGCTTCTTCTGGATTACCTGGTATAGTAGAACATCGATTTAATCAGCTTCAAGAAATTGAGGCTGTATTAGAATATCTTAACATCGAACTCAGAAGAGTTCGATCGAAATCATTTAAAAAATACTTAGAAAACTATCAACGAGCCCTAAGCTCACGTGATGTTGAAAAATATGTTGATGGTGAGGCAGATGTGGTTGATATGGAAAAAATCATCAACGAATTTGCATTATTGCGTAATCAATGGTTGGGCATTATTAAAGGTCTCGACATCAAACAATGGCAATTGAGTAATATTATTAAACTAAGAACCGCAGGTATGGAAGATATCACAGTTTAATCATTAAATTAATTGACTTTCCTTATTTTTTATAGTATAATACTAATATGTATATTGAAGAAATCATTGATAGGTTAGTAGGAATGGGGAGTTGGGGTCACGGTGGTCTTCAACCCGGCTCTTATAGTTTTATAGGATCATACGATTCTAATATACTACATAGCTTTGATTCACAAATTTGTAAAAATTTAGGCCTAACGGAAAAACAAGCAGTACTGGCTGAAAAAATATTGAAAAAATATTCAACACAAATATCTAATTATTTTGGAAAATCAATACAACCATATCTAGATACCCCTCAATATAAATTTCCTAAACGAATAGTGCCTCAGAGTAAAACTATTAAGATTACCGAAGGTGGGAAATTCAAAAAAATAATATCAGTTAAATTTCCATACGACGAAGTATTAATTAACAAAATTAAAGACTATAAAAAAGAACACCAAACATTATTTTGGCCATTCCCAATGTTTTCCATAGATACCATTTTTTGGGATATTGATAACAAAGTATGGAATTTTTACTTTTTAGAGGAACACATCGATTGGATTGGAAATAATCTTGAAAATTTAGGATTTGATATTGACGAAGAATTTACTAGAATCTTTGAAGAAATACAAAAAATTAAAAACAATATAGAAGATTATATACCTATGGTGATTTTTAAAGATAATAAATTTTCTTACCTAAATTCTCATAAAAATATACCACAACCAACTAGCACTGATCTGATAACTGTGTTGTTCGAGGCAAAAAAATACGGCATCACTACTTGGGATGAAAATATCGATCAGGCTGTTGATAGTATTAATCCAAGTAATATAACTAAACAAATTTTAACCGAAAATAATACCACACAATTTATACTAGACTACAAAAAGTATGATTTTACCGACATTAACGAAATAATACATCAATCAACACATTGTTTATTTGTCATACCCGGTGGTAGTGAATTAGAAACTTTGAAATTTAGCTACAAATTTTTAACCAATCAGGGATATACCCCTGAACAAATAAGTGTACTGTTTAGATTGGATAGCTCAGCCGGTAAAATGTGCAATGACTTTGTTAAAGATCAAAATATTAACAATCCTATCTCAAAAAATATTAAGATATTTTTTGTCAGTGGTAAGATGCCTAAACCATTAATTAGTGCAAATATTAAATTTGATGTTATAATAAATTTAGGTTCAAACTCTGTACATTATACTTTGAAAAATTTCATAAAAACTCATAATTTAGTGATTAATTACACAATCGAAAAACAAAAAAAGGAACAATATCTTGGCGACCTGTAAGGTGATTATCAAAGACGAAGTTAATGTCAAGATAGAAAATTTAGACCTTGACACACGAAAAGCATTGGTGAAAAAATTCAAATACGAAGATCCTACAGCACGGTTTAGACCGGCCTATAAATTAGGTCGTTGGGATGGCACTGTGACTTTTTTCGGTCTCGGTGGTACTACCTATCTTAGTATGCTTGAACAGGTATTGGAACATCTAGAACAAAAAAACTACTACATCGAAGTTGAAGATCAACGTCAAAGCCCTTCACTAGAATTTCCTGAAATTTCTGAGGATTTTTGGGGTAATACTTGTTGGCCAACTGGTCATAGGTTTGAAGGTCAACTGATAAGATTGAGAAATGATCAGGTGGAGGTTGTGAATAATTTTTTAAAGAATCCACAATGTCTGCAAGAAGTTGCCACTGGTGCAGGCAAAACTATAATGACCGCAACTTTGTCAAAAATCTGTGAAAAATATGGCCGGACAATAATCATTGTTCCTAACAAATCATTAGTAGAACAAACCGAAGAAGACTTTATTAATTGCGGGTTAGACGTTGGTGTATACTACGGTGATAGAAAAAATTTAGACAAAACACATACTGTATGTACTTGGCAAAGTTTGAATATACTAGATAAAAAATCACAAAATGATGCCGAACTTTTAAGCCTTGCTGATTTTTTAGAAGGTGTGCAAACAATTATTGTTGATGAAGTTCACATGGCCAAAGCAGATGTACTAAAAAAATTACTGACATATAACCTTGCTAACGCACCTATACGTTGGGGACTTACTGGCACTATTCCAAAGATGGAAATGGAATACCAAAGTCTACGATGTAGTTTAGGTGATGTCATACATCGTGTATCTGCACATGATCTACAACAAAAGGGAATACTAAGCCAATGTCATGTTAATATTATTCAAACTGCTGAACATAAAGAATTTGGTAGCTATGCAGAAGAATTAAAATATTTGGTCACTGATTCAAGTAGAATGACATACATTAGTAATTTGATTAAAGTAATAGCAGAAGGCGGAAACACACTGGTATTGGTAGATAGAATTGAATCTGGCAAATTTATAGTGAATGAAATACCGGACAGTGTATTCATATCAGGTGAAGTTAAAACAAAGGATCGTAAAGAAGAATATGATGAAATTAAAACAAGTACTAACAAGATTATTGTGGCGACTTACGGTGTGGCCGCTGTTGGTATTAATATCCCTAGGATTTTTAATCTGGTTCTTTTGGAATCCGGAAAGAGCTTTACAAGGGTTATACAATCAATTGGGCGAGGTATTCGAAAAGCAGAAGACAAAGACTTTGTTCAAATCTGGGATATAACAGGCGCTACAAAATACGCCAAAAAACACTTAACCGAAAGGAAAAAATTCTATAAGGAAGCAAAATATCCCTTCACTATAGAAAAAGTAAAATACTAAATGCAAATATTAACATTAGAAAACAAAACATTCTATCTCAATGACCTACCTGAAGAGATAGATGAAGACGTTAGATTCGCTGTACTCGATAACAGCGACCATCAGGCACCAGACTATTTTTATATTCCATTAATATTCCTAGAGAGCTTTACAGGTCCAGCAGTGGTGCTAAAAATAGGAGATCACGAACTTACTATGCCGTTAGATTGGTGTACTATAGTTGGAGACCCTGAAGGTCCTGATATGGAAGTTTTACCAATTACTAGTTTAAATGATCGAGGATTTAGAACATTTTGTTTTAATCCACTAAGCAGTTTTAGACCAGAATTCCACGATATTGATATTATAAATGTATATCAAGATGTTAAATGGTACTTCCCTAAAATGCGTCCTGGACAACTGCTATGTACACCACTACATGCCGGAGAAAAACCTCTCTGTGCTTATTTTGTTAAAGAAGTATCAAGACAAAGTGAAATAGTAGATTATACAAGGTGTTGGTAAAAAATGGGAACTTTGACACCTGGCGCAACTTACATTTACGAGCGGGTAAACGATGAAGTATATGCCCGTGAAGAAGGCGCTGCCCCTAGTACTAGAAAGTTAATAGGACATGGATACGATCCGAGAACTTCAGATGGTAGACCTTTATTCGATAGCATAATGGAAGATAAATTGTGGGGTGATATTCGTCGAGAGGCTAAATCCAATCTCACTTTACAAGAAGCATTGGAACGTGTTAAAATAACATACTACTTAACTAAAGACTACGAAACAAGATATGGCAACCGCAAAACTTGATATTAAACGAGAACTGAACGCAGTAGATTTAAAGAACTACAACTTCTACGATAATCTCACAGACGAAGAAAAAAAAGCATTTAGTCCGTATATCCTGATGAGATATACAGCCAATGTCCAGGGTGATAGAGATACACAAGAATGGTTTTTAGAAATGACCAACGAAATGGTTAATAAGAATCATTGGACATTGAGTAAAAATCATAAACCCCTGTTATGGAAATTGTTTGCCGGAGTCGGCACAGGTGCTACTGCGTTTCATCCATACTTGGCCGCAGGTAAAAAAGAAAAAGCAGTTAAAATAGAAAAACTATTGGCTGAACTATACCCTGCTATGAAGATGGACGAGATTAAATTATTAGTCAGCTTGATGGATAAACAAGATAAAGAAGAACTGTTTGACAAAATGGGATTTGATAAAAAGCAAAGAAAGGAATACGAATGAAGTTTAGAAAAAAACCAGTAGTAATCGACGCTATCCAATTTGAATATAGCGAACGTGGCATTTATGAACTTCAGACGTTCTGCGGAACCGCCCTAGGCAACTTCCGTAAAGAACGTCATCCATCCGCCAAAGGCGAAGCAGAGATTGGCACATTAGAAGATGGCATCCATCTAACTGTTAAACATATTGCCACAGAAGGCGATTGGATTATTAAAGGTGTGCAAGGCGAGTTCTATGCTTGCAAACCGGATATCTTTGAAGCTACCTACGAAAAAATTGAATGATGGAACTAGTGGAACAACCTTTTGATTGTGTACATTGCGGTAAGAGTTTTATGAAGGAAAAAACTCTGTTTGCCCATATGTGCGAGCAAAAAAGGCGTGCCATGCAACAAACTGAGAAACGTGTTCAAACTGGTTTTATGGCGTTTAATAGATGGTATCAATTAACACAGAACGCTAAAAAAAATAAGACCTACGAAGAATTTTGTAAGAGCAGTTACTACAACGCTTTTGTAAAATTTGGAAGTTTTATTAATAACGTAGGACCACTATATCCGGATAGGTTTATAGACCATGTGATTAAAAGCGGTGTTAAACTTGACCACTGGGCTAGAGACGAATTGTACGAAACATATCTATACGATATGATTAAAATAGAACCAGTTGAATCTGCGGTACAGAGAACATTACAAACTATGATGGAATGGGGCGATAATAGTCAGGCACAATTTAATCATTATTTTAATTACATTAATTTGAATAGAGCAGTACACGATATGCGTAATGCAAAAATATCACCATGGGTTATATTGAATTGTAAATCAGGCAAAGATATGTTGAATAAGTTCAGCGACGAACAACTAGATATGATTGCACCTGCGTTTGATCTACCATTTTGGTTAAAAAACTTTAAACAAAATCCCGCAGATGTTGCCCTAGTACAGGAAATATGTAAAGAGGCCGGCATAGAATGAGAGAGTTTTGTCAAAAACATAATATCACTGTTGTTAATACTAGTAAAAGATTTGCAAGATATAAACCCGTCAACTATCAGTATTTTAGTGATCCTAAAGATTATAATGTAATTAACGACTCTCATATTATACATGAAACCGAACCATTATACACGATAGAGATACCGCTAAGTGAGTTAGAACGTATTAAAGAATTTGAAGAGCAGGTCTTTAATAATATGAAACAAAATGGAGCACACCATTATCAAATGTTTGAAGTTATGATGGAGCAAAAACATAAAGAAAAAAGCCTACGAGACAAACATCCAGCGGTGAAAAAAGCATACGAACATTATAGCCTTATATTGAAATTAGCAGAAAGCGGAGAATTGTAATGCCAGATATTGACATCGATTTCTTAGACAGAACAAAAATACTTGATGTTATTAAACATGTACCTGCGACAATCAAAGATGCAAATGGCACTTTTAAAAAGCACAATACCGGAGTTTATTGTCACACTATTCCAATTAATCCATTAACTGGTATGTCAAGCATTGACTACAAAGAAGCAGATAGCAGAGGATATTTTAAAATTGATTTTTTAAATGCAGGGGTATATAAAAATGTTCGTGACGAAAACCATTTAATTTATTTGATGAATAACGAACCATTGTGGGATCTGTTAGAACAAGATGATTTTAGTAGTATGCTATTCCATGTAGGGGAACATGGCACAGTATTAAAACAAATGAAACCAAAATCAGTGCTTGAACTTGCGGCAGTATTGGCAATGATACGCCCAGCTAAACGTTATCTAATTGGGCAAGATTGGACTACTGTTAATAAAGAAGTTTGGATAAAACCTGAGAACGATGATTACTATTTTAAGAAGGCACATGCTGTGGCCTACGCTATGGCCATTGTGGTTCAAATGAATCTTATCTGTGAACAGATTAGTTACGGATTTTCTTGACCGTACGTACTAATTGTATACTTTTACGTTTGATGCGCTTTTCGGCAATTTCACTGAGGTTGACTGTGGGACCAAACATAATCTCAATATCCTTACTATTGAATGTCTTTATATAACCCCTAAAAACTATCATATCTTGTTTTAAAAAAATATTAATTGGTATTTTGCGATTACTTTCCCACCACCAACATTCTCCCAGATTTAAAAAAGATTGCTTATGTTGCTCTAGCTTGATACTGCTTAAATCATACATACTAGTGACATGATCATCGAAATTAATGATGATCCCGACGTATTCTATATCGTTTGACTTAATACATGTAATAAATGGAAATGATTGTTGAAAGTTGTTTTTGCTAAACATTGGTTTAAAATAAATACTCTTATGCTAAAATGCCCAGTTTATTTATACACCAATTTGTTCGACGTCATATTGGATTTGGATCAAAATACAAGGACTTATAATATTATGTATCAACGTGACCTCAAAATTCAAAAAGGACTGCAAAATAAGATACAGTTCCAATTCAAAAATAGCGATCAGAAACGATTGACAGTTAACAACGATACTTATGTCTTTAGTATGTTTAACATAATTGATCGACGCTTATTAATAGAAAAAGAAATAGAAATACTTGACGACGGGACAACTACTAGTACACGTGGGTTGGGACTGTTAACCTTACGTGAAAGCGATACATTGAATTTGGATAACGGCTATTATAAGTTTAGTGTTAAAAAATATAACAGCGACGGTACATACGACCCTGCATATTCCAATACCTATTACGGTATTAACGGTACATTGGAAATACTAGAAGATGTATTCCCGGTACTACAGCCCAGTCAAACATCTACTATCTTACAACCGCTTTATAATGTTGATCTAGATGCACAACGATTTGAATTTTATAGCGGAAACTTTAGAGCACATCCGGAATTCCAATCAAATGCCGCTCTACATACTATGTCATTATATCTTAATAACTTTAAAGGTATTATAAAAATACAGGGCAGTCAGGAAAATAGCGTCGATACATTTGGTAACTTTTCTACAATTGACACATTAACTTATAATACCAATACCACAAGATTAATATATAGAAATTTTGTTGGCGTTTGGAGTTTTGTAAGAGCAATCTTTATTCCAGACAATTCTGGACAATACAACAACCAAAACTTTCTGAGCCCAAGTATGCCCGGCAATCCTACTCCAGGTATGGCATTCTATCCTAACGGAAAAGTTGACAAAATCATTTATAGATATTAAAATAGCTGTATGAGTCTCATACAGAACACACTATTAGCAGTCTTGCCTCCAAATCGCAAGAAGACTCCTAGTGGTTGGGATAGCTTTAATGCACCCTGTTGTCATCATAGAGGTAATAGACAAGACGATCGCAAACGTGGCGGTATAATGATTACTGGAGATTCATTCAGCTATCACTGCTTTAATTGTGGATTCAAAGCAGGTTGGAGCCCGGGTAAACTCCTTAGCACTAATACACGTAAATTATTTAATTGGATGGGCATACCCGATATCGAAGTACAACGTATGGCCCTAGAAGCATTGAAAGATCAACAATCATTACCTGTTTATAAAAAACAATTTAGTTTTGATTTGGAAGATGTGGCACTACCAAACGAGTGCAAAACTATCGAACAATGGGTTAACGAAGGATCTAACGACCCCGATCTTGTTGCAGTTATTAATTACATATTAGATCGTGGTATGAACTACGATTGGTATCCGTGGATGTGGAGTGCGGCTAATGGATATAGAGATCGTGTGATATTACCATTCTATCAAGACGATAGAATTGTTGGCTATACAGGACGTAAAATTGTAGACGGGAAACCAAAATATCTAACCCATAGCCAACCTAGCTATGTGTTTAATCTAACAAGACAACAAAATTCAAGAAAATATGTTATAGTAGTAGAAGGACAATTTGATGCAGTGGCAGTGGATGGTGTTGCTATAATGAGTAACGAAGCCAATGATGCACAAATATCAAGAATAAATTCATTGACCCGAGAAGTTATAGTGGTACCAGATAGAGATCGTGCTGGTGCTAAGATGTTAAAAACTGCATTAGATAACGGATGGTCAGTGAGCTTACCACCATGGAACAACGGCGTTAAAGATGTTGCCGATGCTGTTAAACAATACGGACGATTATATACATTAGCCACTATTTTACATTACAAAGAATCTAATCAGATAAAAATACAACTACTAAAGAAAAAACTAGAAAATGAATAAACCAAACTATAACTACGATGTACAGGTATTATATATCGAAATGTTCCTGTCAGATGCAGAAACATTTGCTCGCTGTCAAAATATATTTGACCCGCAAAACTTTGATCAACGATTACATGATACTGCGGAATTTATTAATAACTACGTAGAAAAATATATGGTCCTGCCTTCTGTGGAAATTGTTAATGCAGAATGTAGTAGAGAACTAAAACCTATTACATTGCCACAGGAAAACTACGAATGGCTCATGGACGAATTTGAACGCTTTAGTAGACATAAAGCATTGGAACGTGCCATTATACAGAGTGCCGATCTTCTTGAAAAAGGAGACTACGGCCCAGTGGAAAAATTGGTTAAAGATGCTATACAAATATCATTGAACAAAGATATGGGCACAGATTATTTTGAAGACCCTAGAGCACGATTAGAAGCATTGAAAAACTCAAATGGACAAATATCTACAGGTTGGCCCAGCATTGATAAGAAATTGTACGGTGGCTTTAATCGAGGTGAACTTAATATATTCTGTGCAGGGTCAGGCGGTGGTAAATCATTATTCCTCGCTAACTTGGGTGTGAACTGGGCATTGCAAGGTTTGAACGTATTATATCTAACTTTTGAATTGGCAGAGAATTTGGTGTCAATGAGATTGGATTCTATGATGACTGGAATTGGTACTAGAGAGATATTTAAAAATATTGACGATGTTGAACTTAGAGTTAAACTTTTGGAAAAAAAGGCGGGAAGTATACAGATCAAGTATATGCCCAGCGGTAAAAATTGTAACGATATTCGAGCCTATTTGAAGGAATATCAGGTCAAAAAAGGCCTAAAACCAGACGTAATTTTAATAGATTACTTGGATTTAATGATGCCACTAAGTGTGAAGGTGTCGCCCAGCGATCTGTTTGTTAAAGACAAATATGTGAGTGAAGAGATCCGTAATTTGGCCATGGAAACAAAAGCAATTTGTGTAACAGCTAGTCAATTAAATCGTTCAGCAGTTGAGGAAATTGAATTTGATCACAGCCATATTTCAGGAGGATTGAGTAAGATTATGACAGCAGATAACGTCATAGGTATCTTTACTAGTCGTGCTATGAAGGAACGTGGTAGATATCAAATTCAATTTATGAAAACACGTTCAAGTAGTGGTGTGGGTCAAAAATTAGATTTAGAATTTAACTTAGATACACTTAGAATTACAGATCTAGGCGAAGAAGAATCACAATCATTGGGACAAACTACTGGCAATGGAAATAGTGTATACGCTAATTTAAAGAAAACTAGTACAGTTACACCCACAAATACAGATCCCGAAACCGGCGAAATAGATATTAGAAATGGAACTAATGCACCTAAAGTCCGAGCAGATGTTGGAGGTGCTAGAATTAAAGCACTATTGGCTGGATTGAATTCTGAAAAAGATTAAAACCACTCTTTAGTGGCATCACTGGCAGCTTCTGAAATAGCATTCTGCCATTGAAAACTTTCTTCAAACTCAAAAACATTTTCTATTGTTGCAGGTACACTTAACCAACGATGTTCGGGCAACCACGGCGGTATCCCCGCCATTTCCCCCTCTAATTGCCCGGGACCCCACGCACACATACCTATGGCTACACGATAATGCTCGGGGCCTTGATTGTTAGCTATGGCAGCTAAAATACTGAGATCACTGGTCACTCCTATTCCACAGAGATAATCCCCTCGAACAATCTGTGTACCTGAACTAAACCAATCCATGCTATGTATTACATGAATCTTATTGGTTTCTACAGGACCACCTACATATAATGGTTCGGGTTGATCTGCTGAATATTCTATACCCGCTTGATTCATTATTACTTCTAATCCGCTTTCTAATTTGTTGAACACTCGATTGGTAATTACTCCCCATGCACCTTGATTTGTATGGGCTATTACTAATATCGTGCTACGGGCAAAGAAATTAGTAACACATTTGGGCTGTGCTATTAATATCTGTCCTTGATATGTGGTTCTTCCTGTCATGCTAGTATTTACTCGATAAATAACTGATCATGCGAGCCTCTGAACTAGTACCAGGTGTGATCCTGCACACCGAATTAAACCCTAAACTTTGGACTTTAACTAATAAATTAACGCCCAAGGTCCGTGCGGCATTATTGAAAATCGCTATTAAATTCCACAAGTTTCTTGAGGTTCCTGTACAGGTCAAAGATGTGATCATCACCGGTAGTCAGGCTAATTACAGCTATACAGATAAAAGCGACTTGGATCTACATCTGATCATAGACTATAACCGGGTGCAATGCGATCAACCTGTTGACGAATTGTTCGATACTAAACGTAGCTTATGGAAACTTAAACATAATATTAATATCCACGATATACCTGTGGAACTATATGTAGAAGATCTTAATAAACCAGTTACAGGTAGCAGTTATAGCATAATCTTAGATCAATGGATTAATCATCCCCAACGGCATGCAGAACATCTGCCCGGAGGCGTTGACGGCGTTACTAATGCTTGGATTAGTGTGATTAATAACGCTATTGCACAGGACAAAATTAAAGAACTCTATATGGTTAGAGATCTAATTAAAAATTATCGAAGATTGGGCCTTAAACAACAAGGTGAATTTGGTAGAGCTAATATTGTGTTTAAAACTTTGAGAAATAATGGCAAAATTAATCAACTGATGAAAGCTATTACAGATGCTGAAGATCAAAGTTTGAGTCTTGACTAATTAACTACTTTACTATATACTGATAGTATGACAACAATTTATTTAGATATGGACGACGTGGTTGCAGATTGGCATGCAGCCGCTGAACAATTCCTTAAAATGCGCTGGAGTAAAGATAACGAACGTATCCCACAACAAGATTGGGATCGTATTAAAAAGGATAGTAGGTTTTATAGAAACTTACCACTTAAACCCGGAGCTAACGAACTAGTTGAATACTGTCGCAATACAGTGACCGCTGGTCGGGCTGATGGCCTGTTTTTCTTGACTGCTCTACCACACGACTATTCCATGCCTTGGGCCGCACAGGACAAAGTATGGTGGGCTAACGACTACTTCCCGAATATACCAGTTTTCTTTGGCCCATTTAGTCACGATAAACAAAGACATTGCCAACCCGGAGATATACTTATAGACGATAGAACTAGTAATTGTACAGAATGGCAGATTAAAGGTGGCTTGGCACATATCTATCGTAATTGGCCAGATTGTCAACTATGGTTGAACACTATTATCCCCACTTGAGTAAGAACAACGTGGTGTCACGCTCACGAAGAAAACTTACACTACAATAACTACTTTGATGTAAGGTCCACATACTCCAGGTCCACGCTACATAATGCGGACCTATACTACTGGCTAACCAGGACTCCACTAGATCTACACTGGCGACCCAATCCGCTTGCCCATTGTATTCTATTACTGGCCACGGTGCTATTGCCCTATACGGCAATTCTGGATATTTGTCCCATAACATGCGCATGACAGATATTTACCACTGCTAGATCAGCACTAGAGAGCCAAACCCCAGAGGGGCAGCGCAAAAATTTTTTTCAAAACATATTAACTGCTAACTTAATTTGACTCTGTCTACTATCCCGGCAATTAATTGATTACTCTGCATATTGGCTGTATGACTGTTTCTAAAATCTCTATGCATTGACACTGTTGAATAAATATTTTCCATGCTGAAACAACGTATACCCACTAACTTACGTCGAAGAGTGATAGATAGAGATGGCCTACATTGTGTCTACTGTGACGAAGATCTGACCAACAGCGAAATACATATGGATCACGTTATTCCGGAATCCCGGGGTGGAGAAACAACTTTTAAAAATCTACAGGTCACTTGCCGTAAATGTAATTTGGCTAAAGGGGTGCTTAGTGAAGAAGAATTTACAGAACAACTACGTATTAGAGCTCGTAATATTTTAGCTAGATTGGGGTAAGAACGCAAACAGGTGTAGGTGGGGAATTGGGCTGTTGACCTGCACTATGAGAAACAGCGAAAACCATAGTGATTAGCATCCTTCCCGGCACTGTTGACTCACCTACTGAATATTTAAGTGAGGGACCGGCCTATATACAACCCTAAAAAATTGCTACGCAAAATTTTAAGGCCACGGAGATCTCGGGTGGTGGTGATCTAGTCTAACAGGTGGTTGGTTTTGCTTGCTGTTGCTGTGTTTGCGCTTTGCGGTTTGTAAGAGCACCTCCTGGTGCACCGCCACCACCTCAGGCCTCCTCGACCTCTCCATCGGCAATAAGTTCAGCATAAACATCATTCAAGTCAGATACGATCTCTGAGATTGAGTGCGCTCTACGGATATCTTTGCGCCTACGTGCCAAACTGCTACCTTGTTGATAGACAATCCAAACATGTTCTTCGCAATAGCTCTTGTTAGCTATGCTAGTGTTACAGCATATGGGTTGTAGTCTGTTGTAGTCTGTGCCTATGTATGTACATGTAGGGCTATACTCTGTGTTAGTCATTGTGTGTTATCCATGTTCTTATCATTAAGTCGTTGTGCTTCTTCTAGTGCTGCCTTACTGGACTGCCATACAGCCTGTGCTAGGTCAGTAGCATTGCTGTATCCTTCAGCATGAGCCATATGTTCTGCTGTCCAAACTAGGGCCAGCACACACCAGTAGAGTGGGTCTGTCCAGTGTGTGCCCTGTGCAACGAGCACTAGGCCTAATGTACCGTAGAGCGCCAAGCGTTCTAAGATCATGTACGCTTCATACAGGTAGTCTTGGCATGACTCTTCCAGTTAGCTGGGAAAGCCTTGCGTAGATCGGCCAACTTGAGTACCATGCGCAGGCTCAGCTCACGCAACTTCTCTTGGTTCTCTACTACGAACTCAATCAGCTCGTCCTGTACACAGGGCTCAAACTCGTAGTCAGCCAGCATCTCGTTCTCTTTGACCACCTGTTGTATGCGCAACATCTTTTCACGTTCTGTGTCCATTTGGAGATCAATATAATGGCAACGTGACTCTAATGCATCCAAGTG